TTGAAAGCTAAATGCTTTCACAGGTTTGCCATTAATTAAATTCTGTACTGCGGTCACAGGGTCTACAGGTTTGACATCATCTGTGTCAGGAATAATATCTTCTACATTCCTTATGCCAAGTGTTTCGAGCATTTGTCTATGTAGCTCAGGCATATTGTAAATCTGTGGTGCAGATGTAGCTAACTGCATTGCAGCTTGATACTGCATAATTCTTTGTGCCATTGTTGAAGCATTAGGGTCAGATACTGGTAGTACATCAACTCTATTATCAAAATCTTCTACCTTGATAAATTCTTCTTCATCCATTTCATATGGATATGCAGGCTGAGTAAAGTCTCTAACAATGCCTACAAGGATTTCAAATTCTTTTCTCATAGAAGCATGAAGTCTTGCTTGTACTGCTGACATAACTTTCATGTTTCTTTCTAGTAAAGCTAAAGTAGTTCCTACTGGTGCTTGGTTATTCATGTCAGATACTTTCATATCATTCATGCTAGCAAAACGCCTACCCTCTTCTACGATGTTTTGTAATAGTTGATACAAAGTTCCTGATGGTTCTTTGTATGGTAAGAAGGTTATGTTATCTCTAATAGCACCACCGGGAACATCAACATCCCTGAACTCTCCGGGCATGATAGGAGTATCATCGCCTTTTATTCTAAGACCTCTAGCCTTTAGACCACCCGGCAAGTTAGATAATGTTCCAGCATCTACAAGCTGTCTCAAGATTGATGTTGCTGATTTAGCTAAACCACCAACCATATGTATCAGACCAAAGCCATAGAAACCAAGACCCGGCAGGTATTGATAGTGAACAAAGTGCATACGCCTGAGTTTCTTTGGGTCATCCTGAAAATAATTTCTTCTGATACTTAATACTTGACCACTAGGATAATCAATAGATACAACATAAGGCAAAGCTATCCCAGTTTGTTTGCCACCAGCCATATCTTCATAACCTTCTAAATCAAGGTCTACCTGCATTTCTAAAATAGTATGCCTATCATCGTAGTTATAAGTTCTGCTTTCGCCAGTCATCTCATCATACTTCTTGCGAATATCAGACTGATTATTTGCTGGCTCAGGTATATCTATGTCTCGGTAGAATCCAGCTACTTGCATCTTACGAACTTCGTTAGATGATTTGTGCATTACATGAGTTGCACGCTGACAAGTTTCTAAATCGCTTGCACCATAATTAACTACAACATCTTCTGCTGGTACAAAGATAGAAGCAGGTCTTTCTAAATTAGGGTCATAATAAACTTTTCTAAATGCAGAACCTGCCAAAGGTAAAGAGAATAACATCTTCTCTGTTTCAGTTCGATACTCCGACATCTCATGTGTCAAAAGATAATTAAGATAATCTTGGACTCGACCAGCTTGCTTTGTCTTTTCATCAGTAAGCTTACCAACAATCTTTGTCCTTACTGGTCCTTGTGCTGGAAACATCTCTGCAATAGATTGCGATTGAAACCTAATAACTGCTTCACTCAACATCGGATGGAATACACCACAAGCTCCTGCCCAAGGTGTAGTTCTTTCTTCTATCTTCAAGCCTAGTTGGTCTAGACCTTTGACATAGCTTTCTTCCCATTCGGAACGAGAGTCTTTGTCTGCTTGATACTGACTAATTAAATCACCACCTAATTCATTCAGGGTTGATTCATCCATATAGTCAGCAAGGTTTGAATCAAAGTCCTCAGCCATTATGTTTTGTTTATCAGGCTCGAAATCTATAATCATCCCTCCATCATCGGTAGCTATTGCTACCGAATCAGGATTATCTATGGAGATTGATAATTCTTCTTGCTCTGGCATTTCGTCTGTACCAGCTATGGGAGTTGCTGGGTTATCTCTTTCTATTGCCACTTAGTACCTCAGTAATAGTCTGCGACTTTATTATGTTCTAATGGTTCTTCTTCCTCGTCACTATCCAAAGGAATAAAGCCACCTTGTCTAAATCTTAACAGAGCTTGCGTGCTGCTATCAACTAAATCATCATGTTCCATATTAGGAAATCCTGCAAACTCTTCGACAACTTCTTCTGCCCAACGAGTCTCAGGACACCATACTACTCCTGATGAAAATAAATCTGATACAGCATTTACTCTCGAAATCTTATCATTACCTCTGCTTGGCGTGTATTCTTGTACTGGTATTCCTATAGCACGCAGTTCAAATATCAAAGGCATCCCTGCTGCTTTTGCCTCAACAATGAAAGCATCGGGTTTAAATTCTTTATACTTATCCATAGCTCTAACTTTTAGCTCTGGAAACTCTAACCTATCTTTGTAGGCATCTAGCAATATTACATTGGGTGCTAGCATCCCTTCATCGTTTTCTTTATAGAACACTCCCCATGTAGTACAAGCAGAAAAGTCAGCACGCTGATTCTTCATAAAGGCAGTATCCCAAGATTGTATTATAAACTCACAGTCTGGTGGATTTCTGCCTTCCCATGTTTTCCACCATTCCCTCTTAATCAAAGCACTCTCTTCTGCTGTAGGGTCTTGTTGATACTGTGCTTGCCATTTGCTATTAGGCAGTTCTGCTCTCAAAGCTTCTAATTCTGTAAGCGACCAAAACTCTTCCCACAATGGATTACCTGAAGGCATGATGGCTGGGAGTTCTATTACTTCCCATTGGTCTGCACCACCTCGCTTTATGCTAGCATCTACTACCTGACCAGTAAGGTCTCGCTGATGCCATCTTGTCATTACCACAACGATAGCACCATTTGGTTGTAAACGCTGTCTCGGTCCTGATGTATACCACTCGTAAGTTCTATTGAATACATTGATATCGCTACTCGCACCCTCTTGTTCTGAATGAGGGTCATCGATTATCAATAGGTCTGCACCTTTACCAGTAACCGCACCGCCTACACCAATCGCAAAGTATTCACCACCTTTGTTGGTATTCCAACGACCAGCAGCTTTACTATCTGCTTGCAAACTGACATCAGGAAATATCCTTTTGTAGTCTTTGCTGTTCACAAGGTTTCTAACCTTCCTACCAAAGCCAACCGCTAATTCTGCAGTATGGGCAGTCTGGATTATCTTCTTATCAGGAGAACGCCCTAAGAACCACGCAGGGAGCAAATAAGAGGCGAACTCACTCTTGGTATGTCTAGGAGGCATATTAATAATTAAACGCTTTATCTCGCCCTTAGCGACCTTCTCGAAAGCTTCAGCCATTATCTCGTGATGTTTACCATGAATAAACGCTGACCACATCTCTTGTACAAAGTTCAGGTAGTTATCGTGGGATAACTCTCTCTGCTTCGCATCCTCGTATTCCTCAAGCAAATCCAATAGCTCTGCTTTCTGAGAATTACTAAGACTCCTTATCTGATTTAAAACATTTTGATTCATAGTAGGTACATACTAGATTAGTAGATACTAATTAAAAATTCCTTAGTGGGTATATAACTGAGTGGGTATATACTAAGTAGTAGGTATATCTACTGCTAGACTTTACCATATTATAGGGTCTTAACATCAAATGCAACATATAAATCAAAATATATACTATGGGGGGTGTAGGATTCCTACCCTGTTTCCACATTCGATTATATATATGAACTAAAAAACGCTATCATTTTGCAATACAATAGGGGGGGGTACATGAAAGTGCAACATCAAATGTGTGAATCACTATGTATATATGATATGCAAGTGCATCTTTCTGCAAGGGGGGATGGGGGTCTACTAATCTTCTAACTTTCTAAAATCAAAGGGGGGTCTTTCTTTTTGGCTCTTCCTATTGGTTCTCTGTGGTCTCCTCTAATAGAGCGATAATCTTCTCCTCTATATCAGATGCTATCTCTTCGCTATCTCTACTCTCTTTCACTTCGACTGTGTCTGTGAACAATCCTATGGTCTTTCCTAGAAGTTCCAATGCCCTGACTCTGCTTGCATCTGAATCCGCTTCTTTACTCTCTCCCATTAACCTCTCAAGAACATACTCTCTGGTTCTGACCGAGGATGCTACTGAGGACTGCTCTACCTTCTGAATTGCTCTTTGTATGCTTAGTGCAATCTTAGGGTTCGCTAGAAGCTTGCTCGACTCTGTCTCTGTCCATTTAGGCGGTGTTCCATCCTTTTTCATTTTCACATCATAGACCTCGCAATACGCATCCTTGTATGTGTGCTTTCCTTTTATGATTAGGTCTACAAATTTTCTTTGCTTCGGTGTGAGGTCGGATTGATTGGGTACGATTTTTAAATTGGGTTTTTTGGATTCAGTCATGCGGAAATTTTACCAGTAATATTTTTTAATCTGGAGGGATTGCTGTATTGCTTTTCGCTTTCATTGTGCTTGCTCTGACTGTTCAATTTGCTAGAATGACCTTATGACAACGACTTTTGACATACACGAATTTCCAGAGCGACAAGTTCTGTCGCTGGCTCGTGCAAAGAATATGGAGGTGGAAATAACAGACCAGTAAGATTTTTGATTTGACCGCTTGCGGAAAACATCTAGGAAAGGTGGCAAGCGTGGAGTCTCTCCTTGGCTCTCTAACTCAGGAAGGAAAACTCGCAGACTGGCTGATGAGGTACAACAATAAATCCTCGGACAAACAGCGAAACATAAAATGTAAATGATGGTCACTACCGAGTGACGACTGGATGAACAGAGCAGAGTGACAGAGACCGCTAACTCATCCGACTCTGAAATGAGAATAAAAAAACATTTATGTAAAACAAATTCCTTAAAGAAAATTTTTTGTGAGGGATGGCTCTTTGCTATCCCTCGCAATATCTGTCGCAAGATGTGTGTCTTGCCTGAAGAAGCGAAAGCAGAAACAGATACTTTTAACTTTTATGCAGAGGTGCATTATGAAAAATTTCTATATTAGAAATATCAAGGGGAACAGAGATAGCAGAAAGCAATCTGTTCGTAAATTTAAAAACAGTTCTCAGTATTGGGAAGCAACAAAGGAGGTGGCGTAATGGAAGATTTTTATCTGACTAAAGAGACAGTCGAAGTATGCAAGTACAAAGGTTTCGTTATCCGAAAAATAACTACTCGTTCTGAGTTGGCTGGAACAGATGTTTTTTACCATGCAGAGTATATGTGGGATAGCGAATGGCATAACGAATATTTGTTGCCTACTTACGAGACTGCTTGTGATTGGATTGACGAGCAACATGAAAGCGAGGACTTTCAAGAATGGGAAAATCAAATTTGGAATAATCCAAATTGGTAATCCTTTTGAGGAGAGGGTTGAGCAATCAATCCTCTCTTTCAAAAACTGTCACGAGGTGTGTGCCTCGTCTGATGATGGAACAAAAGTTCCGAAACAGTTCTTTTAACTTTCACAAACTGCGGAGGTGCAAATGAGTGAAGAAAACAAAATGATGGAAACCTCTCCATCAAAATCAATGAGGTTAATGAAAAATAATATCGATGCTGGAAAAGTTCCCATGCTTTTAGGTGGTGTCGGTGTTGGTAAATCTGCAATAGTAAATGAGTTCGCTCAGGTGCTAGCTGGAGATAGAAAAGTGGTTGAGACAATTAGACCTAAGAAAGATGAATTCGGATTCATTGATTTTAGAGCGAGTCTGTACGAGACCATTGAGTTGGGTGGTCTACCTTTTATAGACAATGGAGAACAGAAGAGGGCGTTCCTCGGAAATCTTCCAGTCGCAAATGAGGGTCTACTTTTTATCGATGAGTTCGCACAAGCGACAGCAGATATGCAGAAGCTTCTCGGACAATTAGTTCATGAGAAAAAGCTGGGCGAGTATCACTTGCCTGAAGGTTGGAATATTGTCATGGCTGGAAACAGAGCGAGTGATAGGTCAGGTGCTAACAAGTTGCTAGCACATATGACCAATAGGTTGTCTCTGATTAATGTCAAGCACGATGTTAATGACTGGCTCGTGTGGGGTTCTGAGAATGGTGTTCATCCATCAATCTTAGGGTTCATAAATTTCATGCCTAAGTTGTTATGGAAGTTCGATGCCAAGGACAGCAATCCTCAACCATCTCCAAGAGCGTGGACAAGGTTGTCTGACATCCTGAAAGTCACACCTGAGAGCGACAAGGATTTACTTCCTTTTCATGCTCAAGGTAATGTCGGTATCGAAGCTGGGTTAGAGTTTATGAATTTCATTACTCTGTCTCAGGATATTCCAAACCTTGCTGACATTGTCGATGGCAAGGAGGTCGATGTTCCTGATGGGTTGGGTCTGCAATATGCGACTGCTGTTGCTTTGGTCTCGGCTATCCAAGATGCAGACGATAAGTTGAAGCCATCTTACTTCGACAATGCTCTGAAATGGATGGACACTTTTCCATCGAAAGAGTTCCCTATATTTTTCGGTAGGGCGGTTGTCGGTGCTGTTCCTGATTTGAAAAACACAAAGACTTTCTCTGTGTTCAATTCAGAAAACAAGGATGTGCTGATTTAACTTGAGAGCGTGTGGGAGAAATATTTACCAGTAATATTTTTCCCACCTCGCTTTTGGAAACTGTAATCGAGTGGGTACTCGGTCTGATGATTGCAAAAGCATGAAACAGTTTTTTAACTTTCTTTTATTTTGCGGAGGTGCATATGAAAAAGAAAAAAATCGATACAGTCTTTCAAGATACTTTCACTAAGGTCAGATTTTATTCGTCTGCTATTAGCGGTATCAAAAAAGACAATGGTGCTACCATCGAATTGTCTGCTCTTAAAGATGCGGACTATGACTTGGTAGGTGTTAATAAAAAAATCTTTGGTCGTGACATCAACAAAGAGTTCAGACAAATTCAAAATGAATTTAGAAATAAAGTTCTCTATCCAATGACTTATCCTTGGAGTGATGGTGGCAAGATGGGTTCTGAGTGGAGGATAGTTTCTAACGAAAAGTATGACTCCTTGATGGCTGGTTTTGAAACTTACAACAAGAAGTTTTGGAAGTTGGTCGAAAGTGTTCAGAGCAATTACGAGGACATGATTGACGAAGGCATGAAGAGACTCGGTAAGCTTGCTAACAGTAGCGACTACAAAGAGTGGGAGGACATTGAGCATAAGTTCAATTTCCAAATTACTCCTGATGTTTTTACTTCTTACAATACAAGTAATGACACGAGAGTTAATCTGTCTGAGAAGCAGAGGAAAGCGATAGAGAATTCTATTGCCTCTAACTACGAAGCTAACTTCAAGTCTTTGTTAGAAGAGGAAAAGAAAACTCTCGAAGAGTCTGTCCAAAATATCATCGATGCTCTTAAGAAAGATGGGTCAGGAAAATCTTTCTTCAAGGACAGCGTGTTCAAGAATCTGAAAGAGAAAGTTGAGAGGGTCAGAGACCTTAACAGAAACATCTATCAGAGTGCTGAGTTGGACAAGGCTATCGACATCATTGTTGGTTCGCTTGCTTCGGTCAATGACATTGACTCATTGAGAGACAAGGGCGAGATTGGTAAATCTAAAAGAGCCAAGGTCTCGGCTGACATGGAGAAAGCTAAGTCAAGCTTAAATCAAAATACGCTTGGCAAGATTTTCTCAGGTACTGGATTATCGGAGGGCAACGATGAGTAGCTACGATAAATCTAAGAGGGCATTGCATGGTGTCCTCTCTGCCAATGAGGTCATGGTCAAAGCCAAAAGCAAGTTGATGAATTCCGAATCAGGTCTTGCTTCAATTCTTTTGGGTCTACCTTTGGAAGAGGACAGTTCCTTTGACACGATGGCAACAGATGGGAAGGTAATCAAATACAATCCTGACTTTGCTCTCAGTCTGCCAATGGATGAAATCAAAGCTGTTCTAATTCATGAGGCTCTTCATGTTGTATGGGGTCATCATCTTAGAAGAGGAGACAGACATCCGAAGCTTTGGAACATTGCTACTGACTATGCAATCAATGGCTACATTGTTTATAAGCTTGGCGAACATCTGAATAAGTTGCCTGAAGGTGCTTTGGTCTCGAACAAGTATGTCAATAAAGATTACTCGGTCATGAGTGCTAATGAAATCTACGACATATTGTTTGGCGATGACGAGGCTCTCGAAGAGGCTATCGAACAAATGCAACAGCAGATGGGCGATGACTCAGACGAGAACGAAAGTCAGGGTCAGGGTCAAGATGAATCCGAAGAGGATACTCAAGGCTCAGGCTCAGGCGATGGCGATGAGGAATCCGATGAGGAATCCGAAGGTCAGGGTTCAGGCGGAGATGCAGACGATGATGCAGAAACTGGTGATGACGAAAATATTACTGGTAATGGTTTGTCCGATGAGCGTTCTCCTCAGACTAATCAATCAGGTCAAATTGATTTGAATGATTTACCTCAGATGGCTGGCGGTGTCTTTGATATGACTAACGAAGATGGCTCTGAGTTATCTGATAATGAGTTGCAAGAGCAGATAACTAAACTTGATGCTCAGGTAATGATGGCTGAAAAAGTTCAGGGTATGCTCGTCTCAGGCGGTGCTGGGGTTGATTACCTCGGAGGTCGTAAGTCTGAGTTGGTTGAGCAAGTTGTTCCTTGGGAAGATATGTTCAGAGATATGTTCACTAGGGTTCAATCTCAAAACAACACTTGGAAGATGCCTAACCGCAGACACATGGCTCGTGGTATTCATATGCCTAGTAGAGACACCGAACCAGCTATCAAAAATGTTGTGATGCTGGTTGATGTTTCAGGCTCGACTTATGGAGACAGAGACTCATTCGTGACTGAGGCTCTCGCTATCCTTGAGGAGTTCCAAGTCAAGAAACTCATGGTCAATAGATATGCTGGTATCTCTCTCAGAAATGAGCAAGGAGAATACTTCGATGTCTACGATACTGACCAAGGAGATGAGATGCCTGACAAAGATGAAATCAATTTCAATGGAGATGGAGGTACTAACTTCGATGCACCTTTCAACGCTGTCGAAGAGTTCCTAGACATTGATGAGATTGATTTGATTGTTCACTTCTCGGATGGAGAGGGATACTTCAGTCAAGACCACGATGCCTTGCTTGATACTCCAATCTGTCATGTCTTTAGTTATGGTCAAGATGGCGATAACTATGGCGGTAATGAGATTGAAAAGAAAGGCTTCGGAGAAGTTATCTACATGAGTTAATCTCAATGAGCGTTCTGAGAGGAGGTTTTTAGGGTGGTAGTAAACCTTAGCCTCCTCTCTTTTCGCCAGCGAGAGAGCCTCTATGGAGGTCAAATTCAGGAAACTGATAGGGAGAATGTGTGTTTTCCCCTGATGACTCAATATGAGAGCGTGTAAGCGTTGGTTCAAAAGAACCGAAATCAGTTCCTTTTAACTTTCAAATGCGAGGTGCATATGAAAAAAATATATGAAAAGTTTTTGAGTCTTTTTAAAACTCAAGGGGTGGAAGATAAACCTTATTATCTTTCGTATGAGAATGGTGGTGTTCTTGTTTTGCACAATCCTGTGGAACAGGGAGGAGAAAATATTACGAGTAATATTTCCTCAAGCGTCACAAAAACTGGAGGTGCGTAATGGCAGAAGTAAAAGAAACAATGTTGTACATGGATGAGCGAGTTGCTTTGAAGAATGAGGTAAGTGATTTGCTTGATACTATTTCTGTGATAGCTGATGACTTACTTTCTTATCAAGAAAGTATCGACAGACTAGATGGAATTAGTCTAGATAAAGTGAGAGACTTGCGAAGGTCACTTATAACTTTCTCTAACATCTGCGAGGGTGGAGTCATCGAAGAGTGTCAAGTTGCTCAGGCATCACTTGGTTTCTTAATCAGAGATATTAAGGAAGATAGAAAACAAGGAGGTTCGCTATGAGTATCTTAGATAAGAAATGGAATAGGGAGTCTTTTGATTACACAAGCTACCAACATGATATGTATTGGTATGTCAAAGAGTATGGACATTGGATAGACAATAACCTTGACGATGATGAATTATTCAAAGACATGAAGTCTCATTTACACAGACTCTGTGAGGAGGATGACAGTTGGGATGAAGTGCTTGCTGATTATCTTGGAGAAGATATACACAAAGTTGAGTATGGAGAGCGAGGCAATTTCATGCTTCATCATCCTTGCATTATCTCTGTCATGTATCCATCTACAAGGTGGCATATTCATGAGACTAATCTCAGATATTTTTCTAAGCTTGTCGCTTTGAGAAAAGCTTATCTTGAAAAAGATGTTGATGCTTTTCTCATGATGATAGAAAGACCTTATCGAATACCTGAGTTCATTGCTTGGTGCTTGGATAAAAGAAACAAGTTGTCTAAGAAAAAATACTGGGAAGTCATTCGTTGGTTATGGACTGATACAGAAAATGTGTACGAACATTTCAAAGAATGGCTCGCTCTGTTAGTGGACTTCGATACCAAGGAAGTGAGGAAGATGATGGACAAAGAGGATAAGAAAACCTTTGACTCTTTGCCTAATTACTTCATGGTCTTTCGAGGTGGAGAACACGAGAATATGTCTTGGACTCTAAGCAAGGAAAAAGCTGAGTGGTTTCAGAATAGATACTCTCACAAAGATGCACAGCTATTTCGTAGGATGGTTAAGAAAAGCGATGTGCTTGCTTACATCAATGCGAGGAACGAGGAAGAGATTATTCTTAGACCTGACCTTAGTTCTTTTGTTCAGTTCTTGAACGATAAGGAGTTTTTAGGATAACAAAACCAAGGAAGTAAAAACTAGCGGAGGCTATGTGGTATTAATTTACTGCATAGTCTCCGCTTTTTTTTTGGTCAAAAATCCTCTCCCGAAAACCATGACTGGTAAATATTTTTTAAAAGTGCAGAAACACTTGGGTGGAAACTGGTGGCAGAAAATTGTATGTGGATAACTCTGTGGATAAGCTGTTAATAATTTGACGAGGTGCAAGCCGATTGCTATACTATTTGAACAGCGACAGAAATTGTCGTTATTAAGAAGTGTTTTAACGACACCTCCTAAGAAAGTTAAAAGTTGAGAGAGGTAATAGACTGCCTCTCTCTTTTTTTATATAATGGGTTATTGGTTTATTTTTTTCATACCAATTCTCCCAATGAGGAGGTGCTAGTACAAAAGATAATTCTCCAAATTCTCTAGCTAGTGCCTCCTCTCTAAATTAAAATTGAATTACTGATAGCATTTCTCTACAATAGCATTATGTATGCAGTTGTAAGACACACTTACGAATTAGATTTGCCTGAACCTTTTGTGAAATCTTCTCAGAAAAGTATTGGAAGATGGGTGCATAAGGTGTGGGTACATGACTCTGAGTTAGATGCTATTGCTCATGCAATTAAATTACTTGACGAACCTCTATTGAAACATGATGAGTGGGCAATGGACATAGCTATAGAACAGTTAAAAAATAATAGGTTCTATCAGTTGGGTAAGGAAAGCGTAGCGATAGCAGAAGTAGAACCTTCGCCTGACATAGTGTACTTACATGATAACGATAACCAAATTAATTGAGGTGGCTATATGGCTGAGAAAAATTTATATATTAGGTGTGATGAAGAAACCTATGTGAAAGCAAGAGAGTTGGCACAGAAAAATCTTCGCTCTTTAAACAGACAAGTAATTCATTTAATCAATGAAGCTTATGATAGCGTTGTGAAATCAGAACCGCAGATTGCAGAACCACAACCTATCCAAGATGAAGAAGATGACAAGTATCTAGGCATGAGCAAGGAGGATTATTATAAACACAGAGACGATGTTCCTCGTGAAGTCTTAGAAGAATGGGAAGGTCAAGGCAAACTTACTCAGTCAGGTTTAGAAAAGCTTTCTGAAATAAGGAAATCGGACTCGTCTGACTAAGATACCAAAAGTTTAGCATTGCATCTGAGCAATCAATCACACTATCAAGTTGCGACTGAGTAATCCTATCAGGGTTCTCAGTCATGACTTTCCAAAACTCTTTCTCCTTCTTACTCCCACAATCTTCCACTAATCTGTTTTGAACTTGGCTGAGTACAAGTGGTTTTGTATTGACGCTGGGAGAACTATTACTAGTAAATATTTTGTCAAGGTCGCCAGCAGAACTCTGTGGGAAAACTCCTGACCTAGAAATCAAACCAAGATATTTGTCACAAACATTGTGTTGCTTCTCGTTGATTAGTTGTTCGGTATAAAGCTTGTCGATGATATGCTGGTCAAAGACTATGGCTCTACCAACCTTGGTATTATCAATGCTTCTAACTTCTACCTTGTGTCTCAGATGTAGATAGGAATTTCCTACATCATTTACGATAAGAACTTCCTCAGAAATCCCAGTCGAAGTCATCTTCTTG